TTAATGTTGATGCTATTGCAGAAGAAATAATAGACGAAGAAAACATTGACTTTACTACCAATGATTTAGGTAAATATAACGAACCAACAAAAACTGCTAAATTTAAAGTTTTTGATGGTATAAAGATAAACAGAAGAAGTTACGAAAAATATGACGAGATCACTAACGACAGCAATAAAGAACGAACTAGCGACAAATGATATTAGACCTGTTCATCTTATTACTATTGGATTTGGAACTCCTGTAAATATAACAGACTGTTCTTTTTCATTAACAAGTTCTGTATCAGGTTCTAGTGTAACATACACATCATCAGATTTTATTTTAGGAGTTTCTAATTTTACAGAAGAAACAGATATTACAAAAACAAGTTTGACATTAACACTCTCAGGTGCAGACCAAACATTTATATCTACTTGTCTAAATGAGAATGTAGTCAATGATAGTGTTAAAATATTTAGAGGTTTTTTAAACGATTCAAATGCTTTGATAGCTGACCCATTTTTATTATATGATGGTCAGATAGATACTTTTTCAATAAACGAAAACCAAAACGAAAGCACAGTAAATTTAGGTATAGTATCGCATTGGGCTGACTTTGAAAAACGATCTGGTCGTAAAACAAATAATACATCACAACAAAGATTTTTCTCAACAGATGTAGGTATGGATTTTTCAAGCCAAACTGTTCTTGATATTAAGTGGGGGAGACCATAGATGCCATTTAAAAAAATATTTAGAGCAGTAAATAAAGTAATTAAATCAATAGTTAAAATAATTACTAAACCTTTATCTTGGTTGAGCCCAGATATTGATATTCCTGATTTTGGTACAACAGATTTTGATGATTTTGAAAAAGGTATATTAGTTAATAAACAAAGTAACGATGCAAGTATCCCTGTAATCTATGGAACAAGACTTGTCGGTGGTACAAGAGTCTTTATGGAAACTTCAGGAACCGATAACACTTATTTATACATGGCACTTGTAATGTGTGAGGGTGAAATAAATGGCATTTCAGAAATAAGAGTTGATGATAAAGTAGTTACATTTGCTTCAAGTTTAGCTGATAATACAGAAGTTGAAGTAGCAAGTTCAGATGGTAATTTTTTTAAAAACTCTGCAAGTTTAATTAGATTAGAACCTCACTTTGGTTCTGATGGTCAAAGTGCATCAAGTCTATTAGGCACATTATCGTCTTGGGGTTCGAATCATAAATTATCAGGATTGGCATATCTAGCAATTAGATTTACTTGGAATCAAGACGCATTTAATAGTATTCCAAAAGTTCAAGCATTAGTTCAAGGTAAAAAAATAGTTACATTAGATGCAAGTTTAAATGAATCATCTGCAACATTTTCAGCAAATCCAGCTTTTTGTTTATTAGATTATTTAAGAAACGAAAGATATGGAAAAGGAATACCAACTGCCGATATAGATTTACAAAGTTTTAGAGATGCTTCTGTTGTTTGTGATACGCAAGTTACACCATTTTCAGGTGGTAGCGATATAAACCTATTTGACTGTAATGCTGTCTTAGATACATCAAAAAAAGTTATTGATAATGTAAGAGAGTTGTTAAAAGGTTGCAGAGGTTTTTTACCATATACAAGTGGTAAATATAAATTAATTATTGAAACAACAGGAACAGCATCTATTACACTTACAGAAGATGATATTATTGGTGGATATAATTTAGCAAGTCCAAGTAAAAATGATAAATATAATAGAGTTATAGTTTCATTTGTAAATCCTGATAGAAATTTTCAAGTAGATGAAGTTCAGTTTCCCCCTGTAGATGATAGTGGTTTATCGTCATCAGATAGACACGCACAAATGAAAACAGTTGATGGGGGTTTTTTACTAGAGGGTAAGTTTGATTTTAAAACAATAACAAGCCCATATCAAGCAGAGGAAATGGCAGAGATAATTTTAAGAAGATCAAGAGAAGCTTTATCTTTAGAAATAAATGTAGGTTTTGATGCTTATGATTTAGCCATAGCAGATATAGTAAATATAACACACGCATCATTAGGATTTTCTGCAAAAGCATTTAGAGTTATGGGTATTACATTTAATGAAGATTTTACAATATCTTTGACACTAATAGAATATCAAGCGAGTCATTATACATTTGCAAGTAAAACACAAGTTTCATCTACACCATCAACAAACTTACCAAATCCATTTACCATACAACCACCAGCTTCAGTTACACTATCTGACGAATTAATTGAATATGCTGATGGTGTTGTGCTTACAAGACTTAATATTTTAATTGGTGCAAGTCCTGATTCTTTTGTTTCAAACTATCAAGTAGAAGCTAAATTAAACACAGAATCAAACTTTAAAATTATTTCTGTTGGTGGTGAACTAAGACATGAATTTTTAAATGTTATTGATGATGCTACTTATAATTGTAGAGTAAAAGCAATTAATAGTTTGGGTGTTTCTTCAACTTTCACTTCAGCATCAAGAAAAATAATAGGTGCTACAGAAACACCAACAGATGTAACAGATTTATCAGTTAGTTTAGTTGGTTCAAATCAAATGGAGTTATCATGGACTCCAGTAACAGATTTAGATATAAGTTTTTATGAAGTAAGATACCAAAACGTAACAAGTGGTTCTACATGGAACTCCAGTACACCTTTAGCAAAAGTTGTAAGACGAAAATCAAACTCTTTAGTTGTGAATTTTTTACAAGGAACATATTGTATAAAAGCGGTAGATAAGTTAGGAAATAGTAGTGCTAATGCTAGTTTTGTAACGGCTAGTATTAGTGGACAACAAAATTTTACACAAACACAAAGTTTTAGCGAGTAATTATGGCAAATTTTTTAGGAACTAAAGATGAAAATGTAGCATTAACAAATGATTTTTTAGATAGATTATCTTTAACACTTGATACTATTACTAAATTTGATGACCCCCCTGTAAATTTTGACCAGCCAGAGGGTAATTTTGATCTTGGGGGTACTGACTCTACTTCTAATCCAAATCACTTTAACTCAAATGTTCAATCTAGTGGTATTTATGATTTTAACAATACTTTTGATGCTACTGATGTATTTGATGTAACTTTGGGAGCTATTGTAAGTATGACAAGTGAAGATGAATATGATTTACACGACTCTGGCAGGGGAGCTACTTTATATGATGACGCAAAAGCTCCTTATGATGGATCACCTGAAATAAACTGCGGAGCTGAAATATTAGTTGGCTTTGATAATACAAGTTTTGCAAATATAACTAATTTTCAGAAAATAGCACAACAAAGCACAATTAAAGGTAGATTTTTTAAATTTAGGTGTAAATTGACAAGTGATGACAATAAAGTAAAGCCAAAAGTACACGATTTAACCTTTACAATAAATTTTGAAAAAAGAACTGAAACTGGAGAAGATTTAGTAACAAGTGCAAGCGGAACTAATATCACATTTACAAATGGTTTTTTTAGGACTCCAAGTGTTGTTATTATGGGTCAAGGAATGAATGTTGGAGATTTTTTTACTTTATCAAATAAGACTAAAAATGGTTTTACAATTCAGTTTTTTAATAGTAGTAATGTAGGTATTAGCAAAACTTTTGATTTTCAAGCAACTGGAATTGGCTTGAAATCTTAATTAAGTAGGAGTAAAAGAAATCATGGCACAAGTAAATGACGTAGATTTAGGTAATATTTCATTCGCAAGTTTTAGAAGCGAACTTAACTTAATATTAGCGGCTATAAATTCTTCACATTTAGGAACATCAGCTCCAGCATCAGTTGCACAAGGCACGATTTGGGTAGACAGCAACACAAGTGGAAAATTAAAAGTCAAAATTAATGACGGATCTGATAATGTAGAATTATTTGAAATTGATATATCATCTAACGCAATATCAAGTAATATGTCAGTTACAGGAACTATATCAGAAACAGACCCTAATGCTTTACCATTAGCAATAGCATTAGGATAAGGAGAATAAATGGCAAATGTATTTAAAGTAAAAACAAATGCGGCAATGCCTGCAAGTGCAGGAACACCATTAACACTTTACACAGGAAAAAGTGCAACAACAACAGTTGTAATTGGGTTGGTACTTTGTAATGTTCATACAACATCAGTAACAGCTTCAGTAAAATTAGTTTCGAACACATCAGATACAGAAACTAATGAAGATGTTTTATTAGTAAAAGATGTTTCTATTCCATCTGGAAGTTCCCTAGAGCTTTTATCAGGTGGTAAAGTAGTTATACAAGCAACTGACGTAATACAAATTGACTGTTCAGTTGCAAATAAAATAGACGCAACATTAAGTATTTTAGAAATTACATAGGATTTAAAATGGGATTTATAGGAAGAACTGTAGCTCCAGCACCAATAAATGCAAGTGATGTTCCTGATTTACCAGCATCAAAAATTACATCAGGTACTTTTGCAACAGGGCGAATTTCAGAAGCTAGTGTATCTCAACATGCAACAAGTTTTGACGACAATAAAATAGTAAATGATTTATCTACTTTAGGATTAAGAGTACATACGCAAGAAAATCTTAATGCGTCTAATACTAACTCGGCTTCTTTTGATGTTTTTCAAGATAGCTCAGGAATAACAAATCTAACTAATTGTGCAAGAGATGCTAATGAATTTGTAACATCTGTAACCACAGACTCAAATCTTATATATTTAAATAGATTTGAAGCTGATCCACCAACAACAGACGACAGCTCAAATAATATTGGCATGGCACATAGAAATTCTGGAATGACAAGATCATCTACACAAAACAAATTTGGTACTTATTCTGTAGCAGGAAATGGAACAACAAGTACATTTATGAGAACGGCAACAAATAGTAATTTTGCTTTTGGTTCAAATGATTTTACTATTGAAACTTGGTTTTGGTGTAGTAATGTATCTTCTTCTCCTTTTGGAAATGCATCTGCATCTGGTATATTTGCCTCAACAGGACAAGAATATGTTATATATATTGCAACAGATGGAAAACTTGGTGCATATATGTCCAATAATGGTAGTGCATGGAACATTTTTAGTGGTCATGTTTACGGATCATCTTTATCTAACAGTACTTGGCATCATGTAGCTATGGTAAGAAATTCTGGTGCAACTAAAGTATATTTAGATGGAACATCAATTACTGATTTTAATACTTCAAATCTAACTAGCATATCTTCTAATGCAATTAATATAGGTTCTGATATTGGAACAGGAACAGGAGCTCAGTCTTGGGGATTAAATGGATATTTAGATTCATTTAGAGTTTCAAACAATGCAAGATATACTTCAAACTTTACTCCTCATACTTCTGACCACTCTGCTGGTACTTCAAATGCAACGGCTTCTTTTGAGGGTGTTGCAATAACTGCTGGAGCATCAACTTCATCTATGGGAGCAGTAATAACTTATCAAGACAATGCTGGTACTAATACATTAAACACAGATATAATTTTAAAACTTTCAGCAAATAATGGTTCTAACTATTCAACAGCTACTCTTACAGCTTTACCAGATTTTGCTACTGGTATTAAGATGGCAAAAGTTAATGATCTTTCAGTAACTGCTGGATCACAACTTAAATACAAAATAGAATTTGCAAATCAGGCATCAGGAAGCAAAGAAGCAAGAATTAGAGGAGTGTCTTTACAATATTAATATGGCTATAATTAAATTAAATAACAACGCATTAACAAGTGTTACAGAATTACCAAGTGGATTAGGTGGCGACCCTGATGTTAAAGTAGATGTAGCAAGATTAGGGTTAAGAGTTTTTGCAAACCAAAATTTAGCAAAACAAAATAGTAACTCTGCAAGTTATGATGTGTTTCAAGATAGCACAGGAGTTACGAATTTGACAAACACTACAAGAAACGCAAGTGAATATGTTTCATCAACAACATCAGCTTATGCAAACACAGTCATAACATTAAATAATTCTAATTATGCAACTTATTTAGGAGAAAGTTCAGTACAACAAACTAAAACAGGACGAACAGGAAACGATAGATTTAATCCTGAGTTAGCAACAAATGTTTCTCTTTCAAGTCAATCATCTTTTATTGCAAACACAGTTCCAAACTCATCACAAGAGGAAACATTATTAAGTTATTATTTTGGTAATTCTTCATCTACTACTCAATATGTATTTGACAATGGTAACACAACACAAACTTATAGAGTTATTGCTCACAATATGAGATTTAAAGAGGGAGTAACTTTTTCTCCTACAAATGGTGCTAACTATACTTTCACTTGGAGAAATGGTGCTGCTACATTACACTCATCGCAAGGTATAGTTCTTTTTGGATTAGATGATGGTGGTACAGGAGATAATGATTATACTGCAACAGGAATTGGACAAATGGGTACAGTTTCCAATGGAACTACATATAATGTTGCTATAACTAATTCTAGTTCAACATTTTTTGATGGGATTACATTTAGAGTTTTTCACGATACAACAAATTCTTATATGTGGAATAATTTACAAATACCAGGAACAGTAAATGCTTTAACTGACACAGTTAATGCAACTGGCTCATTTGAGGGTGCTACAATAACTGCTGGCTCATCTACTAGCAAAATGGGTGCTGTCATTACATATCAAGATAATGCTGGAACAAATGCTTTAAATACTGATTTAATTTTAAAATTAAGTGCCGATAATGGATCAAATTATAGTACAGCAACATTAACTGCATTACCTGATTTTTCTAGTGGTGTTAAATGTTGTTCAGTAGCAGATTTATCAGTTACTGCTGGTACACAATTAAAATATAAGATAGAGTTTGCAAATCAATCAAGTGGAAGTAAGGAGTGTAGAGTTACAGGTGTTTCTCTACAATATTAATTATGAGTTATATTGGTAAAATTCCAGCAACAGGAAACTTTGTAAAATTAGACGCAATTAGTGTAGTCAATGGTCAAGCATCTTATACTATGCAAAGTGGTTCAGTTAATTTTACACCAGAGTCAGCAAATCACATGCTTGTATCTTTAAATGGTGTGATTCAATCTCCATTAAGTTCTTTTACAGTATCAGGCTCAACAATAACATTTGCTTCTGCTTTAAGTACAGGCGATGTAATAAATTTCATAATGGTATATGGAAATATTTTGGACATCGGTGTTTGCTCTGATGATACAGTTTCTGCGGCTAAATTAAAAACAGATTCAGTAATAGAAGCAAAAATTCAAAACGATGCAGTAACAAGAGATAAAATAAATGCAATATCAACTTCATCAGCACCATCTTTTGAAGCTAAAGGTGATGGCAGTTCAGTTGAGGGTAAAATACAATTAAATTGCCATGTTAATAGTCATGGAGTTGTTTTACAAAGTCCACCGCATAGCTCAGGTCAATCATACACAATAAAATTACCTGATAACCAAATTGCGGCAGATAAATTTATAAAAATTAAAAGTATTACAGGAAGTGGCTCAACCGCAGTAGGGCAGGCAGAATTTGCAGATGCTGGTGGTGGTAAAGTAAATCAAGTAATTCAAACAGTCAAAACTGATACATTTTCATCAAGTTCAGGTTCATTTACAGATATTACAGGAATGAGTGCCACAATAACTCCTAGTGCATCTGATAGTAAAGTTTTAGTCATGGTAAATATAAATGTTGCATCTACATATAGAGATAGGTGGGTTGCTTTACAATTATTAAGGGGAAGCACAAATATTTATCTTGGAGATGCCGCAAGTTCAAGAACAAGAGCAAGTTCTTTTTATGTTTTTTTTGATGCAACAGGAAAAGATACAAACATTTATGAAAGAACTATGATTTTTTTAGATAGTCCATCAACAACTTCATCAACAACTTACAAACTACAAGGTAAGACTCAAACTTCTAATTCACCATCTTTTGTTGTTAATAGATCAGGTGGAGATACAGACGCAGATTATGGCGGAAGAACAGCATCATCAATTACCTTAATGGAGATTAAAGCATAATGAATTTACATAAAGCAATAAGATCAATTCACAATGATGTAGTTTCAATTAATGGAGATACACAAGAAACTATTGTTGCAACAGATAATATGGGTAATGAAATTACTATTGATTGGACACAAGTTAATTCTTGGACAGACCCTGACCAATATAAATTTGATAGAGCAAAAGAATATCCACCAATAGAAGACCAATTAGACGACATGTATCATAATGGAGTAGCTGGTTGGAAAAAAACAATTAAAGCAATTAAGGACAAATATCCTAAAGAATAGGAGTCTAAATGCAACTTTCAAAACATTTTAAGTTAGAAGAATTTGAAAAATCTATGACAGCTACTCGTAAGGGTATCGAAAACAAAGCTGGATCAGGTGAAATAAAAAATCTTACTGATCTTTGCTATGGGGTACTAGAGCCTGTACGAGCAAAGTTTGATAAACCAATTACAATAACATCAGGATATAGAAGTCCTGAGTTGTGCGAAGCTATAGGATCGAAAAGCACGAGCCAACATACAAAAGGAGAAGCGGCTGACTTTGAAATAGCTGGTATATCAAATTTACAAGTTGCTTTATGGATACAAAACAATACAGACTTTGACCAACTTATACTTGAATTTTGGAAAGAGGGTGAACCTAATAGTGGTTGGATTCATTGTTCTTTCAAAGAGGGTTCTAATAGAAAACAAGTTTTGACATATTCAGGTGGAGAGTTTAAAAATGGCTTACCTGATGCTAAATGGTCAGGTGGAGTAATGAAAAACTAAGGAGAAAAGATGGCACTAACAAAGAAACAAAAGAAACTTCCAATGGCTTTACAAAAAGCTATATTGAAGAAACAAAAACAAACTAAAAAACCAAAAAGGAGAAAATAATATGCCTTATCATTATGGAAGCGGTGGAATGAAAAAGAAGAAAAAGAAAAAAGCTAAAAAACCAAAAATGGGTAAAAGGAAAAGATAATGGTTAAAGTAGCATCTATAAAAAATATTATAAAAGACCTAACACCTAGACAAAAAAAAACCATGAGACGACACGCAGTTCATCACTCGTTAAAACACATGAGGTCTATGGCAAGGTCTTTAAAAAATGGAAGTACATTTGCTTCTGCACATAACAAAGCAATCAGGACAGTAGGGAAATGAACGGATTTACAACATCATCTACATTAGCTGAGATGATAAAAAGACGAATGCGTAAAAGGAGAACAAGTGGCAAAAAAAAGAAAAAGAAGAAAAGTACCAAAAGATAAAGAAACTGATTTACCTAAAAAGTATTTATCAGGTCTTAAAGGTGGTGCAAGATCACAAAGAGCAAGTTTGATTAAGTCTATGTCTGAGGCTTACAAAAGAGGACAAAGAATACCAAGATCAATGTTTAGGGCGAGGGCAAGAAGTGGCTATTAGAAGAAAACCTTTATCTGCAAGAACAATCTCAATATTGAGAGCAAAAGCAAAAGGAAGAAAAAATATAACTCTAGGTATGCTTAAAAAAGTATATCGTAGAGGACAAGGTGCATATTTATCATCAGGTTCAAGACCACGAACATCAATGCAAAGTTGGAGTCTCGGCAGAGTTAACTCGTTCCTCAGGGGGTCAAGAAAACATGATCTTGATTTAAGAAGAAAAAGTCGTAAAAGAAAATAATGAAAACAAATAAAGAAAAATTTGTAGAAATTGATGGTAGAATTAAATTAGTAAATCAAAAAATAGATTTAATAATTAAGAACCATCTACATCACATGAAAAAAGACATTGATAGAATTTTATATAGTCTTGGTGCAATCGGATTATTAGTTCTAGGTCAATTACTTTACTTACTCACCAAATAGTTGTATTACTAGACTTATGATCTATAAGTCTGTTTTGATAATAAGCGATACTCATATTCCATATCATGTTCCTGAATTGATGGACTTTCTTAAATTACTTAAAAAAAAATATAAACCTGATAGAGTTATTCATATTGGAGATGAAGTAGATAAACATGCTATGTCATTTCATGATAGCGACCCTGATTTGCCATCGGCTGGCGAAGAACTTAGAATTTCTATACCTATTATAAAACAATTAGAAAAAATGTTTCCAAAAATGGATTTACTAGACTCAAATCATGGAAGTTTAGTTTTTAGACGAGCATATAAACATGGCATACCAAAAGCATATATAAAAAAATATAATGATTTTTTACAAGTTGGTAAGGGTTGGAAATGGCATGATGATTTAATTATAGATACACCTTTAGGTAAAGTTTATTTCTGTCATGGTAAAACTCCTGATATTTTAAAATTGGCTCAAAGTATGGGTATGTCATGTGTATCTGGTCATTACCATTCCCTTATGGGTGTTAGATGGTATGGTAACAGTTTAGGTCTATATTTTGGATTACAAGTTGGTTGTATGATAGATAGTAAATCACTTGCATTTAGATATAACAAAGTACAAAAAGCAAGACCAATTATAGGTTGTTCTGTAATATATAATGGATTACCTATAATTGAACCATTTATAAAAGATAAATCTGGTAAATGGGTTGGAAAGCTATTATAGAACGAATATGGGGTCTAAATCGAACAAAGAGGGGTCAAATTTAAGCAAGTCTGCTTTAGATAGGCAAGTACAAGGCAATCACTACAAATCGTTTAAAATACAGCCCATAGAGTTTATTACTAAAAATAACCTAAGTTTTATACAAGGAAACATAATTAAGTATGTATGTCGTTATGATAAAAAAAATGGTAATGAGGATATAGACAAAGCAATTCATTATTGCGAATTATTAAAGGAGTTAAAATAATGTGGTTGAATTTATTAAGCTTGGGTGTAAAGACAGGAGCAAAGATATATCAAAATAAACAACGAACAAAACAGTTGATGTCAGATGCTCAGATGCTTCATGCTGAGAAAATGGCGAAAGGTGAACTTGAATATAAAGCGAAAATTATTGAGAGTAATGATAATGGTTGGAAAGACGAATTTGTCCTTGTTCTCGTATCTTTGCCTATTCTTTTATTGGGTTGGTCTGTTTTTTCTGACGATCCTGAGATTCGTGTTAAATTAGATTTATTTTTTGAATACTTTAAAAATCTTCCTTATTGGTATCAAGCTATTTTTATTGGTGTCGTATCTGCTATCTATGGTCTTAAAGGTGCGGACATTATGAGAAAAAAATAGTATAGATATGAATGAACAGAGATGCAGTTATTATAGATGTTGAATTTAGAATGGAGTCTGATTACGAACCTTATGGTCATTTTATTTGTT